CAAGCAATATGACCCAGCTATCCCAAAGTTTGCTTTGCCTCCTGAGCCTGCGGACATGGTAGTTTGTACCGATGTGCTAGAGCATATCGAGCCTGACTGCATTGAAGATGTGCTTAGAGATATATGCCGTCTAACTAAATCGATGGCCTTTTTAGTGATTGCAAACCGACCAGCCAAGAAGGTTTTGGAAGATGGCCGCAACGCTCATTTAATCCAAGAGGACGAGATGTGGTGGCTAGGACATGTCCTACCTCTGTTTCACCTGCTACAATTTGGGAGTAGTGGCATTGCTGTCGACCCTAAAAGCAGCGGTGTGCTAGAATATGTACTAATAGTAAGTCCGCGCGTTCAACTTTAAGGAGACAAGGAATGTCTAAATACGACAGCTCATTATCAGGCCCTACACCATGGATGGTTCACGGTGGCCAATACAAAACTGCTAACGTTTGCAATGCAACACGTGGTCGGGTTGTGATTGACCCTAAGCGCTCATTAGCAACTGACGCAACATCACGCCCAAAAAATCGCACCGGCTTTATCGCAGGTCCTCGCACAGCAAGCGAAGACTCGAATTAATCCAAAGGGGGGTGGCAAAATGACCGCCCCCTTTGAGTTATAATGATGCTTTTAGGAATGATTTTATACCACGTTGCAAAAATTGAAGAAAAGATAGGATGAGTAACGATTATTTTAAAGTATGACCGTAGGCAACATTCCCGAAAAGCAAAATATTTCTGATTGGTTAAAACTCTGCAAGCCAGAGAAACCGATTGAACCTGAAAAATCAATGAACGGTCAAACAGGAAGAAACGCTTATGAACTTAAAAAAATATTGAAAAAACATGATAACTTTAAAAACGAGAAACCTACCGCTTAAAGAATTTTTGATTAAGCACCCGCAAGGGCAAACCATGAACAATTACGAAATCGTGGAATTTATCAAAGAACTCCTGCCTAAATATTATGGTGGACTTACATGGAATGATGTTGATATTCGTTCAAGGAAAGCTGAATATGTAGAGGTTCGCAGGGCGTTCACTTATTATGTCTACAATTACACCACTTTAACGCTTCAAAGAATTGGTGATCTGTTTACAAAATATGAACCTTACAATCCTTTGTTCAAAGGAAGGTCAGGCAAAGACCACAGTACGATACTCTTTTTAGTCAGGAAATACAACGATTTTATTAAGGTTGAAAAACCTTCTCTGGACAGGCATAGTCAATTTGAGAGTGAATTGATAGGAAAGGGCTTAAAACGGGTAACGAGATTGAATTATAACAATTATCGCAGCCCAATGAATTTTTAAAAACTAAATTATGAACATAATGAAAAACCCATTTAACTTTAGACATTTCTTTAATTCGGTTTCTGAACCCGCTCCGATGGTTCACGATTACACCGTAAAGGCTATTCGACAGGAAAAGGAAGTGATTAGAATTATGAAGTCGCTTGCAACGCCTCTCACGACAAATCAAATTTGGCAACATTACAACCGTATTTTGAAAAAGAACGTGCCTGAATGTTCAATAGTCAGGGCGGTTAATGTATTGCACAATTTAGGGCAACTTGATTATGATTATGATAAATTTGGCAAGCCAAAGAAAGTTATGGGTGACAGGTTCAGAAGAAGATATTTGCACGTTGTAAAATGAAATCACCCCGTAAAAAGTTCAGACATTCAAAACGTAATTGGTTTTGGTACAGGTCGTGGAGAAAACGGATTTTAATTTATTGGAGAAAATGACACACCCTCAATTACCGCCTAAAATAGAATTTACCGCAACCAAAGGTAAAGAGGTGAATTTTTATTACTTCGCTACTTACAAAGAAGCGCAGCCGATGAAAAATAAGCTGACAAAAGAAGGTTGGTCCTTTGAGGAATATCAAAAATAATTTAAAATAAATTTTGTGAAATTGGAAAGGAATATTATATTTGAAATGCTGAAAATGACATACCGTGTATCAAATATCTTTTAACTTAAAATCTTGCGGGGGCAATAGCATCTCCTTGCGGTCATGTTTCGTTTTCAGCGACGTGTCCCCGCTTTTATATATTTTATGAATAACACAAGGATTCCAATAGGTAAAACCACTCGGTTTAATGTTTTTAAAAGAGATTCTTTTACTTGTCAATATTGCGGCTCAACACCGCCTTCGGTTGTTTTAGAAATAGATCACATGGTTCCTGTTTCAAAAGGTGGTACTAATGATAAAAGTAATTTATTAACAGCCTGTTTTGATTGCAACAGGGGCAAACGTGATGTTTTACTGACAGCTATTCCAGACGCTATAAATACCGAACTGGTTAAGGAAAAGGAAGAACAGTATTTGGCATACAAGAAATTACTTAATTCTATTTCAAAAAGGATAAAAACCGAAATACAGGATATTGATAATATTTATGGTGAGCATTTTGAAAAATGGACTTTATCCGATGTTTTCAAACAGGTAACGGTTAAGAAGTTTTTAGAAAAAATAGGATACCCGCAGGTTGAAAACGCTATGTATATTGCTTTAAATAAAGGGTTAAACTCGGATGATACACTAAGGTATTTTTGCGGTATTTGTCACAATATTATAAGAGAACATGACAGGGTATGAACTTAGCCGCCAATGGTTTAATTGGTGTTTTGACAACCAAGACTTAATAAAACCAAACCACACCGCATTGTACTTTTTTATCATTGAGCATTATAACAGAATGGGGCAGGTTGATAAGTTTGGATTACCTACTACAATGGCAAAAGATGCGATTGGTATAAATTCATACAACACTTATATCAATACTTTGAATGATTTAATAAAATGGGGGTTTGTAAAATTGATTAAAAAATCACAAAATCAATACTCAAGCAATATAATTGCTCTATCAAAATATAATAAAGCAACTACCAAAGCACTTGATAAAGCATTGATAAACCACGTGACAAAGCAACAGCGAAAGCAACATGAAAGCATTAGTAGTATAATTAAACAAGATAACCATGAACCAATAACCAATAACAATAAAGAACAAAAATTTTTAATTCTTCCTTTTTCTTCCTTACAATTTCAAACATCATGGAATACTTTGCTTGAACAAAAGAAATGGAAATCAAAATCTGCTTCGGCAAAAGAAAGTTCCCTGAAGCTACTTTCAGAATACTCAGAAAAAGATGCGATACAAATGATTGAAAATGCAATAATCGGAAACTGGCAGGGATTGTTTGAAATTAAAGGTTCAAAGAAAATTAAGCGTTCAACGGAATATTCACCAACAGGAGATTTACCATTTTGAAAGATACTAAAATAACCATGTATGCAGATTTATACACCGAACAAAGTCACGCGGTTGACCTGTCAACTGTTTTTGAACGCATTAAAACAGGGTCGAAATCCGGGGAACTTATTAAAAAAATCAGGACAGGACTTGAAAAAAAAGAACAAGACGAGTTAAAGAAACAACTTCCTTGTATTGTTTTTACAGGCGTATTACCAACTGGCCCAAGAACTGACGAAAGAATTGAGAGTTATTCAAATCTGGCAATCCTTGACTTTGACAATCTCACACCAGAGCAATACAGTCAAAAGAAAACCGAGTTTACAAACCTTCCATTTACAGTTGCGGCCTTTCTTTCTCCACGCGGAAATGGGTTAAAGGCAGTAATCCATATAAAAGACGGGTTAAAACACAAGGAATATTACAAAGCAATCCTGCACGAATTTGAGGGCTTAGACCGAACCAATATCAACCCTTCGCGTGTATGTTTTGAAAGCTACGACCCTGATATTTACATAAACTACGAAGCCGAAAAATATGCTAAAGTCTTAGAGGAAAGAGAGGTAAAGGTTTATAAGGCCAAAGATGTAAATGTTACAGATGCGGAAAAATTCAAGAACCTTTGTCAATGGATGCAAAACAGACATGAAGTATTCGCAAGCGGATCACGGAATATTTACATTCATAAACTTGCAGGGGCTTGTTGCAGATTTGGGATTGAAGAATTTACTGCAAAAGAATTGTTACATCAAGAATACCTTTCAACCGACAGTGATTTTAAAGTATCTGAAATGGACAAGGCGGTTGAATCAGCATACAGGCGCAATACTTTTAATTCAGCCGAATTTGATGCTACTAATTTTGTAGATACAAAGACAAGGGTTGAGGCAGTAATTGTTGAAGATACGGATTATGTAGAAGATGTGATTTATGGACAGGATGTTTACCACGAGGCAGTAAAAATACTTCACAAAGGGTATGAGAGTGCAGAAACCACAGGAATAAGCGAACTGGATAAACTTTGGAAATGGAAAAGAGGGGAATTAAATATCCTGACAGGAATAGGAAATCATGGTAAGTCAACATTCCTTTCGTTTATCATGTTGAATAAAAGCGCAAATGACGGTACTCGCTGGGGGATATTCAGCCCCGAAAATTACCCTGCACATGAATTTTATCATTCCTTAGTGGAAATGGTTTTCGGAACTCCATGCAATCCATACGCGCACCACTTGCCAAGCGAGGAATTATACAAGTGGGTTTATGATTGGGTGGCAGAACATTTTTACTACATTTACCCCAAATCACTTGCTCCAACCCCGGATTATATCAAGTCACGATTTTTGGAATTGATAATAAAAAACAAAATAACAGGATGTGTGATTGATCCGTTCAACCAAATGACAAACGATTACTCACAAGGCCGCGATGATAAATATTTGGAAGGTTTTTTGGGCGATATTTCAAGATTTTCGCTTTCAAACAATGTGTTTATGTTTGTGGTTTGTCACCCTCACAAGCTAAGAAAAAACGATGCAGGCGGTTATGATGCGCCAGATATTTATGATTTGGCAGGGGGCGCAATGTGGGGCAATAAAGCGGATAATATTTTGGTCTATCACAGGCCAAACCGTCACGAAGACCCACAAGACAGTTTATGTGAGTTATACACAAAAAAAATAAGAAGGCAGTCAATAGTAGGGAGTTTGGGCAAACATGAGTTTAGGTATTTTTACAATACAAGAAGGTTTATTTTCCTACAATACCCATTGCAAAATTTACTCAAAGCCTATGGAGTGGATTTTAGAATAGATGATGAAATAGAGTTATGAAAGCTATAAACACCGCATACAAAGGCAACTATTTTCGCTCACGATTGGAGGCTAAATGGGCTGTCTACTTTGATGTAATAGGTGTAAAATGGCAATATGAACCCGAAGGATTTGAAGAAAACGGAATTAAATATTTACCTGACTTTTATTTTCCTGAATATGATATTTGGGGCGAAGTGAAACCAGAAGGCCACAATAACCAGGATTTGCAGAAGTGGTTAATGTTTGGAAATTATAAGACGTTAATTATTTTTGAAGGCAAACCGCACGCGGGGATTTGCTCTTATTACGGCTATATGGACGGCCTTATTGGGGTAATTCCATTTGCTGACAAGTTGAAAGAAAGTTACGGTTGTTTGTGGCACGCCGGAGGTGATGAATATTTTTCAAATACCGAACCTTATGCAACCGCAATATGGGAAGCTAATAAAAAGAGATTTTAAGGCTCTCGAAGTTTTAAAGGCAATTAATAAAGAAAGATAATAACCGAACTAAGAAACATTGAATGTAAAATATGAGCGTAGACCTGCAAAATATTGACTGCAATTGTAATAACTGTATTTTTATGGTCAGGGATTCTGAAACTTATAAAAAGTGGTTGAATTGGCATAAGTATTTAGACGAAAAGGAATTTATAAGAAATAAGGCAAAGGCTATTTCAGATGCCCAAAACCATATAGATAATGCCATTGATGAACATGATTTACGGTCAGCGAACGGAAATATGAGGGTTGCATTAAAAATGAAATGGCAGTTTGATAAAAAAGGATTGATACATTATGGGAATTGTGAAAAGTTTAAAAAGCCAGTTTCGTTCATCCCTGATTTATGCCAGATTGAAACGCAAAAATGTTTTGAAAACAGAAGATTATGAACAATATTAAAGCAGAAAGTTTAACCCAAACCGAATTAGAGATAAAAATATGAAATATTTAAAGAGAGCCGCAGCGTTAGCAATCCTGATTTTGATTTTTGTATTACTATATATCCTTATGATAATTTTCGGATTAGGCACAGTAGACGAAGCTAAACCAGAATGGCTAAAAAAGTTATTAAACAAATTAACTGATTTGGCAGATTAACCCAACCTTTCACAATTAACAAATAGAAAAATGAACAGAGAAATTAAATTTCGAGCATGGGATCCGTTTCATAACAAGATGATAACTGATTTTGATGGATATTTTCTTGACTGCCAAAATGGAGTTTTTACAATAGGCAATATTGACGATAATAATGATTGGATAGATATGGAGATTATGCAATTCACAGGCTTAAAGGACAAAAACGGAAAGGAAATTTACGAGGGGGATATTATTAAAAAAAGAGGGATGAAAAACAAGTCTGTTATATTCAGGAAGGGCTGTTTTAAATTATTGGAAGATACGGGAAAAGTTGAATGGACAAATAATCTCGAAAACGAAACAACTCATTATATTGAAGTAATCGGCAACATTTACGAAAATAAAGATTTATTACCATGAACCACAAAAACCTAATTTCAAAAGAAGCCGCAGACATTATCGCGGAATGGATAAAGCTAAACTGCTTTTTTCCCCCTAACGGAATTGAAAATAATTTCCTCGCAGAATTTGCCCCGATCGAAACTGAACCCGAAAAAATAAAAATGAGAAAAATCAAAGATTTACCACACCGTTACGCTGTTAAATTAGATAATTCTACCAATACAGACCTTGTGATAAAATGGTTTAATGAACATTACCATTCATGCCACCCTCCTTTGAAATCGGGATTTTTAATAAACTATGGTGGATCTGATGGATATGAAAAGGAAGCTCACAATGCAAGGGCTTATGAACAGTTTACACCTTTAGAGTTTTTGTCATATTTTGAAACTGAACCTGAAATCCGCACCGACATGGGTCAAGCTAGCTACGGGATTAAAGAAGAAAAACGGTTTGGAATGGAATTTTGGCGATGTTCATATCGAAACCCTTTGGAAAATTCACGACTATTTGAAGAAATTATGAAAACCCTTTCACACATTAAAGACGAGGTGGCGAAGAAATATGGATTTGAAAAATGGAATATCAATAAAATAACTTACGACCTTATCAAATATTCAACCCTCGACCAAATGATTGACGAGGTTGCCGAAGAATACACTAAAGAAAAAATGAAATTATGAAAGATAAAGAAAAACAGCCCGAAAAGCCTAACTTTAATTACATTAACTTTTGCGATGAGAACAGCACGGGTTCAAGATTGCCAAGAACGAAATTTACAAAACAAGAACTCCGCGAAATCCTTGACGAGTTGATTCAAGGGGAATATTTCTCAATTAGCGTAGACCACATCAAACAAGTATTCAAAAATCACGGAATAATTAACGAGTGAAAAATATGACACCAGAAACTTTCCTTAAAGAAACGAACCCAATGTTTTTAGAGTGGGTTAATGCTCAAGAAGATTTTATGAAGTTTCAAATATTTAAAAGTATGACCGACTTCGCTGATAAATCGAAATGGATTAGCGTGGAAGAAATGCTACCAGAGGAAACTAAAAACGGAGTTAAGGTTATAGGAGTTATAGATTATCCCAAAGCAAAGGAATGGATGTATGGCAATGTTTGTGAAGTGATTTTCTACTCAGGAAAGTTTCATTTAGGATTTAAGAAAGGGTATATTCAGAACGTCACCCATTGGCAACCATTACCAGAAAATCCGTAAAGTATGCTGATTTCGACAATTTTGGGCAAATTGGTATCTATGTATCAAAAAACTATTTGGTGCGCTCTACGGTGTTATTTAGGGGCTTAAATGAAAGATTTGAAGTGTAGAATAATGTTGCTAAAATGAAAATAATAATTACTTTTGACAAAAATTAAAAACGAAGTGAGCAGCGTTTTAGTTTCCATACCTAAACATAACGGCCAAATATCTGCCGTAGAATATCACCGTCTGTTTATTCCATTCAAGAAAATTGAAAATGTAATATTTACAGACAATATCGAGGCTTACGAACCCTCAGACCTGATAAAAAATAATGTTACCCAAGTTTGGTTTAATAGGAATATTTCACCGCTTACTCTTAATCCTGATCCGATCTACAAGAAACTAAAATCAATGGGTATTAAAATCGTTGTTGACATTGACGATTATTGGAAAGTAGGATTCGGTCATGTTCTCTATGACGTGATGATAAAAATGAATTTAAAAAACTCAAATGTTTCCCAAATTAAATATGCTGATTACGTGGTAACAACCCACGGAAAGCTGGCCGACATTATTAAAACAGAAATTAAGGTCCCGTCACATAAAATATTGATTGCCCCAAACGCAATAGATCCGCAGGAGCGGCAATATAGCAAAGAGTACGACTATGCCCTTGAAAACATTTTTTGGCAGGGTTCAGTAACACATCAGTTTGATTTGAAGGTAGCGGCTTCGGCTATAAATGAACTTGATAAAAGAATATTCATTGCCGGTTATGTAAAAGAAAGTTATTACACAAAGACAGATAAAAGTAAATTGTCAGCAGAACCTTCAGGACACCTGTTTGATGACAGGCCATGGATTTATACCCTTCCTGTTTCTGAGAGATGGAAATACTATGAAGACAAGGGAGAAAGAATATACCATTGGGCTGAAATCGGTAAAATGTTCAACAAGAAACAATTTATTCCTGAACTGCCTGTTGAACGATATATGGAGTTTTACGAAAACAAAGGCATTACTATAATTCCTTTAGAGAGTTCAAAGTTTACTTCCTGTAAATCGAATTTAAAAATGTTAGAGGCTGGATGGGCAAAAAAACCTGTTGTAGTTTCAGGCGTTCACCCTTACACCCCCCTTGCAAAACATGGCGTAAATTGTCTTATTGCAAGGGATAGGCAGTCATGGAAAGACAATATTAAAATGCTGTTAGACAACCCGGAACTTGCCGAAGATTTAAGGATGAAACTCAACGAGGATGTTAAAGATAATTATCTTATTGAAAAGGTAAACCAAACAAGGATTCAACTAATAAATAAAATAAACAAATGAGCGCACTCATCGGCATGGCCATCTTTTCCACTAAGGAAAATGGCAAAGACAAGTATTTAGAACAGACTTTAGAATCATTAAAGACGACTGTTGATTTTTCAGAACACAGGTTGATGTTATCAATCAACGCTTACACAGAGGAAACCGAACATATAATGTGGCGATACCGTGATATTATTCATGGTAAGATTTGGAATAACACAAACATAGGAACGGCAGAGGCTATAAACCACGTTTGGAAAGACCGCAAACCAAATGAAAACGCTGTAAAAATAGATGATGACATTGTAATTCATACACCGGGCTGGATTACACTTGCGGAGCAGATTATTAAATGTGATCCGTGGATTGGTCAGGTAGGTCTGAGGCGAAAAGATTTAAGAGAGTCACCCTCAGACCCTGACCCGTTCTATCGTTCAGAGGATGTTTTCCTTGAGTTAACGTCAGGCCGTCAACGAGTAGAAAAGTGTAATCATATCATGGGAAGTTGTGTTCTTCATTCAGCAAAGTTGTTAGATAATATTGGCTATTTGTGGCAGCCGCAACTTTATGGATTTGATGATGCCTTGATGTCAAGGCGCAGTGGATTAGCCGGATTTAAAAATGTATTTATACCATGTGATACAGTCGAAATTGACCACGTTGACCCTGGAGAAACACCATACCAAAAATGGAAAGAAAACCACGCAATGAAAGAATGTTGGGATGCTTACCAACAGGCTGCCCGCGAATTTGACAGTGGCAAACGGAGTGTTTACTATAATCCTTTTGAGAAATGATATTCGTTTTAACGGGAAGTTCAGGATTTATAGGCAGGCATATTTGCGAGTATTTAACAAATCAAGGCCACAGTATTTATAAGATTGCAAGGGGCGTGGAATATGAGTTACCTCAAAGTGATTATACTTTTATTCACATGGCAGCCTACGGGAATCACAGACACCAAACCGAGGTAAAAGAAACAATTTCAAAAAATTTGGCGGTGTACCAAATAACAAGGGATATGCCCAAAACAAAGCATCTTGTTAAATTCTACAATTTTAGTTCATCAAGTGTCACGCTTAAAAACCATACCCTCTATTCAGCTACAAAATTAGTAGGCGAAAAAATCATTGAAAGTCTTAAAGACCCTCGATTCATCAATGTTCGACCCTACACCGTGTTTGGTCCTGGTGACAACCCAAATCATTTTATTCCAAAGGTAATCCATTGCTTAAAAACAGGGGAAAAGATGCAGATTGTAACAGAGCCTGTTCATGATTATATTTACGTTGGTGATTTTGTGAAAGCGTTATTTAACAGCCCTATACCTCAAAATAGAATTTTGGAAATAGGTTCTGGCATTGCAACTTCAAACATTGAGATTGTGTTTTTATTAGAACACATAAGCAAAAAGAAACTTAATTTTGAGGCAGTTGATAAAATGAGGGATTACGATAATTTAGAATGGTGCTGCCCTAATCCTGTTCCTTCACGACGTTTATACGAGGCATTAAAATTAACTTATGAGGCAACAGTCTAACTTAGAACAACGAATCATTGATATTTCCAAAAAACATGGATTATCACATATTGGGGGCAATTTAACCTCAGTAGGAATTATTGAGGAAATATACCAAATCAAAAAAGAAGATGAACCGTTTGTGATTTCGTGCGGCCATAATTCCCTCAGCCTCTTTTGTGTTTTAGAGCAGAAGTACGGATTCAATGCTGAAGAACTTTATTTAAAACACGGTACGCACCCAAATAGAGATTTAGGCGATAAGATTTATTGCAGTACCGGCAGTTTAGGTATGGGTTTTTTAATTTCAATCGGGATGGCATTGGCGAATCCTGATAAGATGGTTTACTGCCTTATGAGTGATGGGGAAATCTGGGAAGGCGCAACTTATGAAGGGGGTAATTTAATGAAAAAATACAAAATCAATAATTTAAGAGTTTATGTAAATTGGAATAATTGGGGGGCTTATGATTACATCCCCGATAGTATGCAAGATGTTGTTAAAATATTAATACCATACGTTAAAATTGTTAAAACAAAGGTCGAAGATTATGGGCTAAACGCCCAGTCCGCCCATTATTGTAAATTGGAATAATATCGCTATATTTGCCATATAAAGATGGATAGGAATTACGCTAAAAAAATGGGCCTTATATGAGAAAACAATTTGCAGATACCTTGCACGAATTAATGTCAAAGGATGAAAATATTGTCCTAATTGTGGCGGATTTAGGTTATTTTATTTTTGATAGGATAAGAGCAGATTTTCCAGATAGGTTTTATAATGTTGGCGCAGCGGAATTATGTGCAATGAATATTGCAATCGGTTTAGCTTTATCGGGTAAAATCCCGATAGTTTACAGTATCACACCGTTTTTAATTTTAAGGCCATTTGAAAGTATACGAACCTATATTAATCATGAGAAAATACCTGTTAAATTAATTGGATCTGGCCGTGACAATGATTATGAACATGACGGGATTTCTCATTTTGCTCATGATATTCCCGCAATTATGGAACTGTTCCCAAACATCAAATCTTACTATCCTGAAAATAAAGAGTTCATTAAAACTTATTTGAAGGATATAATTTATTCAGATGAACCAGTATTTTTATCACTTAAAAGGTGCTTATATTAGTTGTTGAAAAATAAGAATTTATGACATTTTCACGCCGCCAAAGTCGCTGATTAATTAAATTATTTTTACGTTTTAACGTAACTACCACATTTTCAAGACCATTATTTTTACTAAAACACTTGCGTTATAACGTAATTAGGTAGTATCTTTGGTTTATCAAATTGAAAGAAAATGAACGCAACATCACAACAAATCGAAAGAGCCACCGAAATTTCAGCTAAAGGAGTTATCACTTTTGACAAAGCATTAGCTATCATCGTTAAAGCAGATTCAAAAAAAGGTGTGAAAGTAATGACTTCAAAGGATGTTCAAAAAATGGAATCAAGAAATAGGGTTGAAACAATGGATTCTCCTAAAGAAACTGCCCACGAAATGAACACAAGATTCGCCGCTCAAAATGGTTATGTAACAGTTAACTCTAAAATATATAATTCATAAGCTATGACAAATTACAATTATTATTACGATAATCAGCCAATCTCAAAAATGCAATTTTTAGCAAATGTTCCAGTGGATTGGGAAAAAGATGTAAACGAGTTAGGCGAATTTACCTATGGTTATTACAGGGCAATTGAAAGATAATTCAAAATGAGTAACAAATTTAATCTTAAAATAGCAGACATTGCCAGAGGTAAGATTGGTGAATACGTCCGCAACCGCAGAAAGAAATTAAATATTTCACAAGCTGAACTGTCCGAAAAAATTAATGTAAGAGCTGCAACTGTGAGCGACTTTGAAAAAGGTAAATCAAATATTACCATCAACTCGTTAATTGCGATGCTTGGCGTATTGAGAATTGAAATGCAATTTGTCGAAACAGACCCAGGGTCAATGCCTGGATTTGAAGCACCGAACAAGAATTAGATTCATAAAAGAGTTATTTTTGTTATTCATATTCAACCGTAATAGCATCCGAAAGACCTAAACAATAATTTTTGACAAAATAGAGGATGCTGATTTAAATGAAAATTACCCTTACAGTGGGATGTTTTTAGTAAGAGTTAAAGATGCAACAAGCGATTTAAGATGTGTAAATAAAGATGATATTTATAATTTTTACATAATGCCTGAATCGATTTTTAATGACGTTTTTGAGTCACAAGAAAAACAACCTGAATCAGTTGAAATCCCAGAACAAACTACTGAATTAATTCAACAACCAATAAAATACGACGCTGATTTTATCCTTGAATTTGCGCGAATATTACTGAATAGAAGATAACTATGCTCCAACTCAGAACTTATCAAACCAAATGTGTTGCAAGCGTTCGTGAATGTTTCAGAAATTTAATAAAATCAGTTTTACTAGTACTTCCCACTGGAGGCGGTAAAACTGTAATATTCACTTACATAGCACAACAATCGTCACTTAAAAAAAAACGTGTGCTAATACTTGTGCATCGAGTTGAATTATTGCGTCAAACATCGGCAGCATTAACAAGATTCGATGTTGAGCACGGCATGATTAATCCACAATACACGCCAAATTTTAATAACCACGTGCAAGTAGCCAGCGTTCAGACAATAATTAAACGCCTTAACTATTTGACAGCTGTTAATTGGAAACCTGATGTAATAATTGTTGATGAGGCGCACCATGCAACAGCTGGAAGCTGGAGAAAAATTATAGAGTATTTTCCAGAGGCAAAAACTTTAGGCGTTACCGCTACGCCAATACGTTCAGACGGTCAAGGGTTAGGGCGTAAATGTGGTGGAATGTTTGACGAATTAGTTGAAGGTCCAACCGTAGCGGAATTAATTGAAGCTGGATTTTTAGTTAAACCTAGAATTTTTGGACCTCCCGAAAAACTAGACTTATCGGGCGTTCATACTAAAATGGGTGACTATGCAAAAAATGATCTTTCTAATTTAGTCGACAAACCAAAAATTATTGGCTCGGCAGTGGATCATTACAAAAAACTATGTCCAGGAACTCCGGCTGTTGCTTTTTGCGTTTCTGTAGCTCATGCCGAACACGTGGCGCAAGAATTTAGAAATGCCGGATTTCTTGCTTATAGTGTTGACGGCTCAATGGAAGACGAAATGCGAAAATCAATACTTGGAGGTTTAGAAAACGGAAGCGTTCAAATTGTGACTTCATGTGACCTTATAAGTGAGGGAACGGATATACCTGCAATTGGTTGCGCTATTCTATTGCGTCCAACTCAAAGTAAAGGTTTGTACCTCCAACAAGTTGGGCGTGCTTTGCGTCCATGCGAAGGAAAAGAATACGCATACGTATTGGACCATGTAGGAAATACAGAGGCGCACGGCTTACCGTATGACGTTCAGGAATGGACACTTGACGGTGAAGTAAAAAAACGAGGTAAGAAAAACCAAGAAATTGCAGTTCGTGTTGATATGTGCGAAAGTTGTTTTGCAGTTTACGAACCTGCTCCAGTATGTCCGATGTGTGGACACGTTAATAAAGTTAGAGATACAACGCCTAAACAGGTTGAAGGTTCATTACGTGAGATAACAGCCGAAAATATTATTCGTAAAGAAAAGCGTGTTGAGCAAGGAAAGTCGGAAACTTTGGAAGATTTAAAAAAATTAGCTGCCGAACGGGGTTACAAATCGGGATGGGCGAATGCTATATTTTCAGCACGTGAAAAGAAAGCCGAAAAAATAGAACTTGAACGACTAGAGCGTGAGCGACTTCGAAAAGAACAAGAAATACAGTTAGAAGAAGTTCCTGCTGGAGAATTTGAGGAGGATTTAGAATTTTAAAACGTATTTTATAATTTTAAAAATTATTTTTATTTTTATTAGAATATGTAAAAATAATGTTTATATTTGCCTAAAATAAAACCAAATGAAAACATTAATGCAGATAGCCGAAGAATGTGACACTTCATACAATACGGTTAAAAACTTCGTTATTAAGGAAAAAATAGTTTACCAAAAAATACATGGTAAAATATCTCTTAATGAATTTCAAGAAGATCACATACATCAGATATTATACTTTGAAGGCAAAATAACTGAAATAACTATTGAATCAAAAATGAACGCAGATGTTTACTCCTAAAAAATTAGACTTCAAAATTTCAGAAGCCAAACGAATAGCTAAAAAAGAATGTTGTGCTTACGGTTGCAAGTCAAAACCAAACGAGAAAAAATTAGGATTATGTCACAAACACTATGCAATATACAGACGCCAAAAGGACCCGATTTACGACAGGTATGTAAATTTCAAAGGAAATGCACTAAGGCGAAAAAAAGAGTTTACCATCACGTTAGAACAATTCAGAATATGGTGTGTGGAAACTGGATATATCATAAAAAAAGGCATGCGAGGCAAAAATTGCACTATTGACAGAAAAGAAAATCAACACGGTTATCACATTTGGAATATTCAATTATTAACTAACAAAGCGAATATTGCGAAGTACCACAACGAAGACAAACACGTAACTGAATTACCAACAACGCACGAGGATTTCGTGCCATTTTAATAAATAGAAATTATGAAATATTACACAGGATTCGCACAAGGAACTAGATTTCACTTGTACGAGGAAAAAGTATCATATAAGGCAATTTGTGGAAGAAAAAGCGCTAAGAGTTCGCAATGGTGTACGTTAGAAAAAATAAATAATTCTCATACTCTTCACATTCCTATAGACAATACGGTAAAGCCTAATCACGACACTTCAGATTTTTGTATTAACTGTTTAAATAAAATGAAATGAACCAAAACTTAAAAACACGTAGAGAACATTTAAAAGTATTGCCACTTCAAAAACGATTGCAGGCAATGGAAGAAATCCGAAAAGTAGGATATTTTGAAGAACATTTAAAACATGAGTGCGATTCGTATTCCGCAATTGCTGGATGTATAACTTTTTCATACACTAAACAAGGACATGAATACTGGTGGAATATTCATTTAAAATATTTCAACTCATGAGCAACTCTCAAGAAACAAACCTTGTTCGTAGAATAATGCTAGAACTTGGAAAAAATCCTAAAATTAGGATATTCAGGAACAACATCGGTAAATGCTGGATTGGAGCATCAAAATCATTCACACGCTCTCAAACGGTAAATGTCAAAGCAGGTGATGTATTAATTCAAAACGCTCGTTACTTCGATGCTGGTTTATGTGTTGGCATCCGACCTCATAGGATTGAAGGCGGTCAAGATTACGCCTGAAATGGTAGGTAGTACAGTCGCCGTATTTATAGCTGTAGAAGTAAAATTACCTTCAGGACGTGTTCAGCAAAACCAAATTAATTTCCTTGAAATGGTTAATAAATTAGGAGGTAAAGGAGTTATTTGTAGGGATGAAAATAATATAAATATTTAGTAGTTATGATAAAATTAACCAACGAGTGCAACAGCGCATTAATGTCAAGATTAAAAAATGAAAGTATCGATATTATATGTATTGATCCGCCTTACAAATATTTGAAAAATCAAAAACTAGAAGTTGATTTTGAAGAAGAAAAGTTTTTCGAAGAATGTAATCGAGTTTTAACAAAGGAGGGGTTTATTATTATGTTTGGGCGGGGAACTTCATTTTATAGAATGAATACGATACTAGCAGAATTAGACTTTACCTTTAAAGAGGAAATTATTTGGGACAAAAGAATGACATCTTCGCCAGTGACCCCTATCTCTAGAGTTCACGAAACAGTGTCTATTTATTGCAAAGGAATAGCTTCTTTAAGAAAGGAAAAGGTGCCTTACGTCGAACAAAAAGAATTTGATTTAAGCTCAGTAGTGGCAGATGTAAAAAGAATTAAATCCGCTTTAAATAATAAATTAGATGTTTATGAAATATTGAATTTTTTAGAAAATAACGAAGTTTTAAATAGAGAAGGATTAAAAACAAAAGGTAATAAGACTACTGTGCAATCAAGAATGAAACTTCAATCTCAGTCATTAAAAACTATACAGTCCGTAAAAAATGGAATGCGTGAAAAAAGCATAATTTCGATAACAAGAGAGCATTACACTTCTATACATCCAACACAAAAGCCTGTAAGATTGTTAGAAAGACTTCTTCTATTGTGCATTCCCGATAAACCAAAAAATGAAATACTAGTAGCTGATTTTTTCGGGGGTTCTTTTTCTTGCGCAGAGGCATGCGTAAATTTAGGAGTTAGCTTTTTAGGTTGTGAAATAGACAAAGAATATTTTGACGCGGGTTATAAGCGTATTTTTGGCGAATTAGACACATTTAACGAAAACTTAGACTTCTATGCAAACCAAAAAACATTCAATAATTGAGTCAATAGCTAAAACAATAATCGGCTTACTGACTTCTATTTTAATTCAATTGATATTATATCCTGCAATGGGTATTCCTGTGTCTTTTTCGCAAAATTTAATAATTACAGCAGTATTTTTTATTGTTTCAATTATTAGAGGTTATTTTATTCGCAGATATTTCAGTAGAAAATAATTTAATAAGCTAAAAATAAATATTACCAATTAAATTTTTTAGCCTAAATTTACCGTCCTGCCAAAACTCCCAAAACTTATCAAATGAATATATCAGAAATAAAACAAAACTATCGAATTGAGGAGGTTATCGGTCAACACATACATTTAAAGAAACAAGGTCCTGAAATGGTAGGTAACTGCATATTTCATTCCGATTCTCATGCGTCTTTAAAGGTAAATCCAACAAAACAAAAATTTAAATGTTTTGCGTGCGGTGCTGGAGGCGATATATTAGATTTCTTTGAGTTGCAAGGATTTTCGAAATCCGAATCAATGAAGCTGATTCAAGATAAGTGTATTGTTTCGATTACCGAGCAAAATCCTAAAATTCAGGAACCTGTTTGGGTAAATGCGATTCCAGATCAAAAAAACCTTCCAGACGCTTCAAAACTTACTTTTAAAGATTACGGAATGCCTTCAAAAACTTGGGCGTATCATGACGAAAACGGAAATATAATTTCTTATGTATGCCGTTTTGATTTACCAGAAAATAAAAAAGATGTAATTCCGTATTCTTATAAATCGAACAGTAAAACTGCACGCTGGCAATGGCGAGGTTTAGATACTCCAAGAATTTTGTATAATTTACATGAATTAAAAAAAAGACCTGAATCAATTGTTCTAATAGTTGAAGGCGAAAAAACAGCCGATGCAGCAAAACTATTATTTCCAAAATATGTTGTCACTACATGGATAGGTGGAGCCGACGGAGTTAAAAATGCTGATTGGACTCCATTACATGGTCGTAAAATATTCCTTTGGGCTGACAATGATGTTCCTGGAATCCATGCCATGTTTGGCGGTTGGGCGTATAATGAAAAAACACAAATTTATCGTAGAGTTAAAGGAATTGCGGAATTGTTTGACGCTAAATTTAAGCAAATAAAAAATAGCCCTGAATTCCCTAAAAAATGGGACGTTGCGGACGCTACCTGGTCGCCTGCTGAAGCTATGGAATACCTACAAGCGAATAAGTCAGAAATTCCAACAGTATCAGAGCACGCTCCGAATGACATTCCAGAACCAGTAAAAATTGAAACTTTAAAGCCAGAAATTACAGAAATAATTCCACCAGTATTCAAAGCCGAAAAAATAGAAGTTGAAGAAACGGAAAACGTTCCGAGTAATCCTTATTTTAAATGTTTAGGACATGAAAATAACGGAGGGACTATTTATGTATTTTTTAATTACCGAACTAATTCAGTTATTCGTTTCACTTCATCAAATTTTTCTGGCTCAACTATTTTGCAACTGGCACCTCTGAATTATTGGGAAGGAAATTATAGCAAAGAAGGGCGTTCAGGAGGTGTTAAATATGATATCGCAAGAGTTACCGATACTTTGATTTCTATTTGCTCAAAACTTGGAATTTTCGATAATAACATGATTCGTGGACGTGGTGCTTGGATGGATCAAAAAGTACCGGTTATTCACTGCGGAAATCATTTAATCGTTAACGGGGTTTCGAAAAAATTCTCAGACCATAAATCTAAATTTATTTATGAAGCCGGAAAAGAACTAGGATTTAATTTAACAACTCCATTAAAAAAACATGAAGCTTATAAATTAGTTCAGATGTTGGACAGATTAAACTGGTCTAGACCTTTGGAGGCAAAATTATTGGCTGGCTGGATTGTTATCGCTCCGTTGTGTGGTGCTTTAAATTGGCGTCCTCATTTATGGCTTACTGGCGCATCTGGTTCCGGAAAATCAGAAATTATAAAAATGTTTGTAAAAAACTTAATGCGTGAAATGTTTGTTGATGCTCAATCAGAAACAACTGAAGCAGGTATTCGTCAATTTTTGAAAGCCGATGCTTTGCCAGTGGTTTTTGACGAAGCGGAATCTGAAGATAAAAAATCAGCTGAAAGGATGCAATCGGTATTAAACATTATGCGTGCTTCGTCTACAAGTGATAGCGGTAAAATTATTAAAGGAACTGCTGGAGGTGGAGCGCAAGAATTTAATATTCGTTCTTGCTTTGCCTTTTCAAGTATTGGGGCTGCAATACATCAGCGTTCAGATCAATCGAGAATAACAGTTTTAGAGATTAGACCAGATTTATCAGAAAACAAAAAAGAAAAGTGGGAAGAAACTCTTAAAATGTATTTCGAAACCGTAACGGATGATTTTATAGAAGCGTTTCAGAGCCGTTCGGTTTGGCTATTACCTACAATACTAAAGAATGCTAAAATATTTTCAAACGCTGCGGCAATAGTTTTAAACAATCAGCGCACAGGGGACCAATTAGGAATACTTTTGGCGGCGTATTATAGTCTGACATCAGAAAATGAGATTTCGTTCGACAGTGCTATTAAATGGATGATTGAACAAGATTTATCAGAAGAAAAACTTGCAAATGAAAGCCGTGACGAAATTAAATTAATAAATCACTTAATGAGTTGCGATACTGAAGTTGAAACTGCATACGGAAAAGTTAAGCGTACCATTGGAGAATTGACAATTATAGCACGTGGAGATGTTGTTTCTGAATCGGAATTGAATTTAATTAATTCAGAATTAGCGAATACAACATTGAAGCGTCTAGGTATGAAAGTGCAAGGATTTGGATTAGTTGTTTCTGATAATTCTGAAAAGGTTCGTAAGTTTTTAGAAAATACATCGTACTCAAGAAACTACCATACAATATTAAGACGTGTTGACGGTTCTGAAAAACTCACAAACACAACATTTGGAGGTTATATAAAATCGAATGCCACTAAAATTGACACAAGAGCGATATTTGGAGAACTAGAAAATCCGGGAATAAAAAATAACGAAAAAGAATTGTTTAATTAAAAATAATGTTTATATTTGCCTAATATTAATTTAAAAAATTACTAAAATGGAAGCACTATCTATTATTTTCATAATCATGGCAATTTTAAATATAATTTTTGCCTTAATAAAATGGGTGTCAACTGGTGAAAATCAGTTTAGCACAATCGCTGGTTGGACTTGTGCTATAATGTACTGTATTCTCGAATTACTTAACAATAAATAAAATAAACACAATGCCAAAACTATCAAAAACGAAATCCTTCTCAGTTTCCAACGAAATTATAGAAGTTGATTTTCAGGGTCAAATCTGCGAAGTAGCAAATTTACTAAAATCAGGAATTTTAAATCAAACAATTGTTCTCGTTGCCCATAATGAAAAGTGGCATGAAATAAACGTTTTAAATCTTGGAGGCGATGATTCCAATTTACAAGCCTTTAAAAATTTCGTAGAAACAATGAAATTATCATTAGTTGATTTAGGAATCACAACCGAGACGATTAAAAAAACTTCAAATGTCTTGACTCATGATGATTTTTTAATGTTATCGGAAAAATACCCCGTAGCTGATTACATTCAAATTTCATTACTAAATGACTATAATGTTAAGTCAGGAGGTAAATCGAGCATTGATACTTTGAGTGATGATTTGAAAGTTATTACACGTGACGGTATTACAGTTGACCGTTACATTTTTAGAAGAGAAAACGATAAATTAGAATTACTAAAAAAATCAAAAAACATGAAAACAGAAGAGATTCAAGAATTAGAAGTTGGCCCAGATAATCAAACGGCTATTCCTGTAGAAAAAATTGTAGTTCCGGTAAATGATATTGAAGTACATGATGCGGTTGTTTTGTCTGAGGGAGAAGAAGTTGTTTTAACTTCTGATGTTCATATTTTAGAAAACACACCTGTTTACGAAATAAAAACAACTATATCTGTGCCGTCCGATTCGTACGATTTACCAAAAACAGCCAAAAAACCTATTTCAATACAGGTTTTTGAAACTTTAACACCTGAACGAATTTCAGAGCTTCAAGGATTAAATGAACGTCAAATTGCAATTGTAAAGGAAAATCCAGTAATTCAGATTACTGATAAAACCAGCTATGAATTAGCTAAAAAAACAGCTGCTACACTGTTGAAGGCGTCAACTGCTATCGATGGTAAAGACGGTATTCAGACATTAGGAATAAAATATTTAAACAATTTTAAAGATTTATTCAAAAAATCAACAGATCCTATAACCAGAATAACCCGTGATCCATACGATAAACAAAAAGAAATTATTTCTTCATGGGAAAATGCAGAATTACTAAAACAGCAAGCCTTAGAGCGTGAAAAATTACAGCGTATCAAAAAACGTACTGATGAATTATTTGCGGTCCCATTTACTTTTAATGGTTCAATTTACAGTATTGGCACGGTTTACTGCACGCCTTCACAAGTTGAAACTGCTACGGATGAAGATTTTTTAATTATCGTGAGTAACGGAAAAGCTATTAAACAGGCTTTAGATGCTGAAGCATTAGTTCAGGGTGCTAAAGACCAAAGAATAGCAGAATTGGAGGCTAAACTGGCTAAATTGGAAATGTTGGAAAACATGAGTAATACAGAGCCAGAAAAAGTATCACCTGCAATTCCATCCGTGAATAATATAACTTTTAGAAACGCTACTGGAGAAATTGAGCCTAATCATAAAGCTGAATACGATTTAAATAATACTGTTCAGTCAGTAACAGATATTTCAAACCCTAATTTAAAGCCAAACGAGGTTCAAAGAACAGTTTTAGCTCCAACTTACAGTTTACCAGCACAAGATAATATTCTTTTAAATCGATTAGATTTAGAGAATGTAGATCATTTAGAAAAGCCTGCTTATATCAAATGTCGTGGGTATTACGTTCGTGGATTAAAAGACGTAGCAAATTCAATCGAATTTATTTTAAACGATGCAACACCAAACCCAATTAAGAAATCGGAACGTATCGCTG